CAACGCGACATCGGCCGGCAGGATTCGTTCGGCCAGAAAGTGCCGGAATGGAGCGATTTCGCGATGGTCTGGGCGTGCGTCGAACCGCTCGGAGGGCGCGAGCTGTTTCAGGCTCAGCAAGTCTATCCGGAATCGGATACGAGCATCACGATTCGTTATCTCGACGGCGTGACGACTGCCATGCGCGTCGTTTGGAAGGATCCGCGCACGCAGACCGATCATCAATACGACATCAAGGATCTCTCCGATATTGAGAATCGGCACCACGTTATCGCGATCACCGCAGTCGAACGGCCGATCGAAAGGAACGTTTGATGGGTATCGCGGGGTTTGAATATGGCGCGATTCGCCTGGATGGCGCAAAAGAGCTGGCGGTCGTGCTCGAGCAGCTTCCGGAGAAAATGGCGGAAGGCGTCATGCGCGGCGCGCTGAAGGCCGGCGCGATCACCATTTTGACCGAGGCACAGCGGATCGCGCCTCTCGGCCACTATCCCCTTCCACGCAACCGCGCGGGCACGCGTGAATCGATCGGCACGCTCGTCGACAGCATGAAGGTCGTCACTCGGCGTGCGGGGGGCGAGCTGCTCGCGGGAATTATTTTCGCCGGCCGCGCATGGTATTGGCGGCTGGTCGAGTTCGGACATCAGTTGATATCGCACGGCAAGAAGAAGAATCAGCGGCGATTCATTATGACGATTCCGCCGCATCCCTTCATGCGGATCGCGTTCGACACGATGCGCGGGCGATCACTCGACACGATGATGGATTATGCGCGTCAGCGCATCAGTCAGCTCCAGGTCAGGGCGGCCAAGATCGCCTTCGGCGGGAGCGAGGAGCGCTGATGCTACTCGAGGAGGCATTGTTTCAGAAGCTATCCGGCGATGCGGCGATCGTAGCGATTGTGCAGACGCGGATTTTTCCGCTGACGCTGCCGGAAGTCGCCGCGGATGACTTGCTGTCTATCTATCCGGCGCTGACCTATGCGCGGATGACCGGGGTTCGCGAGCATACCACGACGGGACCATCCGGCATCGCCCATCCCCGAATTCAAATCGATGCGTGGGGCAATGACTACAAAACGGTCAAGCATCTCGCGAATGTCGTGCGCATCTCGCTCGACGGCTTTAGAGGTCCGATCGGCGACGTTCCGATAAGCGAGATCGACTTCGAAAACGATCAGGACTTGTACGAACACGAAACCAGGAGCTTTCACGTGGCCAGCGACTTCACCATCTGGCATCGCGAATAGCGGATTGGGCAGGAGGGGACGATGGCAACAGGAACAGAGCAATCAGGCGTCGGCCACATCATCAAACGTGGGAACGGCGACGGGCCGCCCGAGACCTTCACGACGGTTCCGGATACCCGAATGGTCGATGGACCGGGGCTCGAACAATTGATGCTGGACACGACCACGACGGACGTGGCCGGCGGGTACGAGACGTTCATTCCGGGGCTCAAGAAGACCAACGAAGTGACTTTCGAGTTGAACTTCAGGGCCGACGGAACGCAGCATCAGAAGCTCCTCGGCGATTTCGTCGCCAAGACGCTGAGAAACTTCGAGCTGCACTTTCCCGATGGCGTGACCATCTGGAGTTTCGCCGCCTATGTATCGAAGTTCCAACCGAAGGGTGCACCGAACGCAGTTCTGACCGCATCGGTCGCGCTGAAACTCAGCGGCGCGCCGACACTTGTAACTGCCTGAGTCGAGTTCGTCGCGCGAGAAGCGAGGAGATCATGGCAAAGGTTTGGTTGGCGAGGCAGCAGATTCTGCACGTGAACGATCGGCCGATCGAAGAGATTTTGGTTCCCGAATGGGGTGGCACGGTTTGCTTGCGCATGATGACTGCCCGAGAGCGCAGCGACTTTGTGCTGTTCGTGATGGGTAAGATGGGCGCGGATGGCAAAGGCACGGATCCATCGGCGCTCGAAGCAATCAAAATCCGCATGATCGTCATGACGGCGGTCGACGATCAAGGCGTGCTGATCTTCACGGAAGAGGATGAGGCGGCGTTGGGAGCTAAATCCTCGGATGCGATCAATCGCGTCAGCGAGGCCGCGCAACGGATCAACGGTCTCGGCGAGAAAGGTGTCGCGGTCGCCGAAAAAAACTTAGAGCCCAGCCCGAGCGAGTCTTCGCTTTTGAACTAGCGCTCCGACTGGGCGTCATCGACGTGGATGGGATGCTGGCGAATATGTCGAGCACACAGTTCACCGAGTGGACGGCGTTTTCGCGCGTGCGGCCGTTTGGCGCGATGCGCGAAGACTATCGTGCGGGTCTATCCGCCGCGGCAATCATCAATGTGAATCGAGGTCGCGACTCGGAGCTGATCAGGCCGCTCGATTTCTTCGACGAATATGAGACTCCCAAGTCGGCAGCGGCGTCGACAGGAGGTCTGACTGTCGTTCATGCCATGGCGATCACGATGGGATTGGGCGGAAGGGTTGTTAGCCGTAGCGCGAAGCAATGAGCTCCGAGGATTAAGGAAGTCTAATGCCTAATGTCGGCAATCTCGTTGTCAGTTTGCGCGCGGAGATCGCTCAATTCACTTCGGGTATGAACGAGGCGAATCAGCATCTCCGCAAACATGCCGAGGAAGTCGGCCGCGCGCGTCAGGCGATGGAGGGATTTGTTAAGACAGTCGTCGCGCTCGCCGGTCTGCGTGAACTCGAATCGTTTCTGAAATCCGCGGCCGCCGCAACCCAAGAGTGGGCCGAAAAGCTTGCCACATTTCAGAATCTTGCAGGGCTCTCCTCGAAAGAGGCCGCGACGTTCGCAGCTTCGGCTCAGCTTGCCGGTGTGCAATCGGAAACCGTCACCCAGGCGATGGCGCGGCTCGGCACCGTCATCGCGGCGCATCCCGACAAATTCCGCCAGCTTGGAATCGCCATCCGTGATGCGAGCGGCCATCTTCTCCCGATGGTCCAAATCATGCGCAACACGATCGCGGGCCTTGACGGGTTCAAGGCCGGGACCGATCGCGCGGCGGCCGCCGGCTTCCTGTTTGGGAAAGGTGCTGAAGCCTGGCTTACCCAACTCGATAAGCTCGGGCCGGAACTCAAGGCGGCGAATTGGAACGAGACCGCCGCATTGGTGAAGAGCCTCGGCCTCGAGATGGAGAACGGCAAGGCGATCGCGGCGGAATGGACGCGCGCGACCGGCCTGCTCAGCCTCGAATGGCTTGGTGTCCAAAATCAGATCGGTAAAAGCCTGCTGCCCCTAATCAAAGAATTCGGTGCCGACGTGGCCAAATTCGCCGCCGATGGTAGCTTCGAACGCTGGGGCTCGAAGTCGGCGGCGGTCATCCGTGCGTTCACGACTGATATCGAGTTGGCGCTCAAAGCCATCGACCTTTTGGTCCGCGCCATCGCGTTGTTGCCCACCCCGTGGCATCTAATGACAGGATCGGATGCGCCGGAAGCCCGTCAGAGCTTGCTCAGGAGTTTCACTCCGAATCCCTCCGGCGGTTTTGCGCCGCCGCCATCGCCGGATCGGACCTCGATCCCGGGTTCCTCCTCCGCCGCCGGTGCGCCATCTCCGGAAGGAACCAAGACCTTCGCGGCCGCGGCAGATAGCGCCGCCAAGAGTGTTCAGAATTTCGCGCGCACCTATGACGAGCTGATCGCGAAATATCGCGAGGATATCGGTTATCAGACTCAGTTGCGAACCGTCTATCAGCAGGGCGCGGTAGAAGTCGAGAAGCTGCGCTTGAAGCACGTCGGCGATGAAGCGGCGATGAAACTTTTCAACGCGGCCCGCCAACAGGGCGTCGCGGTCTCGCAACAGGAACTTTGGGTGGTGCGCGCGCTTGCCCAGGCGCAGGATGCCGCGACGATCGCGGCGGCGCGGCAAAAGCAGGTTGTTGAGGATTCGCGGCGTTTCGCCGACGAACAAAACAAGAAGCTTGAGGAGGAAAAGCAACGTCTGCTCGACCTGATCGATCCGATGCGCAAAGTCGCGGAGCAGCAGGGCATTTGGATGCAGCTCGTCCAGCGCGGCGAGATCAGTCAGGACCAATTCAATGCCGCGATCGCTGCTACGGCCGAGAAGAGCAAAGAGCAGCAGCAGATGGTTCAGCAGCTCAGCGGCGCGATCGAACGCGGAGCGAGCGCATTTCTGGATGCCGCGACCAGCGCGGACAAATCCCAGAGCGCATTTCAGCGCATGGGCGATGCCGCGCTCGCCTTGCTTCGCGATTTCGAAAAGCTGGTCCTGCAGATTCTTGTTTTCGATCAGCTCAAAAGGTCGTTCGAGAGCGGTCTCAACAATATGGCGAGCGGTGGCGGTATCGGCGGGTTTCTATCCGGCCTTTTTGGTTCAGGCGGTGGTGCGGGCGCTGGCGAAACAGCGATGGACTCGGCTGCCGGCTATGCGAGCGGAGGCGACTTCACGGTCGGCGGTCGGGG